CACCTAGCTTAAGCCGTAGATAGCACCACAACCAAGAGGGTTACGTACTTCAAGAGTACACTCTTCAACCATCATTCCTTTGGTTGAATCACCTTGCTGACCTACGTCTACCTCTGTAAGAGGACGAAGGTAAGCAGTTGCAAACCACATTGGGTCATAAATAAGAGCAGCAAAATCTGCTACGTCTACTTTACCTGCACCTGAGAATGCAGCACCGTCATCTCCTTTAAAGAAATGTTCGTTAGACAAGCCCATAATGTAGTTAGGCATTACCATTAGATCACCAAAGTCTGACATGTATACGTCTACTGACTGACGAAGTTTTCCACCTGCGTCAATGTTACGTACAACACCAGTATCTGAAACCATTAGGTCTGAAAAATCACGGCGAAGTTTTGGTGACAACATAACTTTAGTTGCCTTACCGCCTTGCTCATAGATTTTTTGCATAACAGCATCAATATCTGTTAGTGCAAGTGTACCTTTAGTAGGTGCAGTTGTACCACCATTAATTGAACCGCGCACAGTATCTGTACCTTGTGCATCAACACCAGCATTAGAAGCAGAAGCTGAAGGAGCTTCAAACTGACCTACAAAATTACAAGTAGAAGCTGAGTTAATAAATGATTGAAATCCACCAGCTGAACGTGCATTAGCATTTTGTGCTGTTACAGCGCCTGACACATTGTATGAGTGAATCATATCAAATTCTACGTCACGGCGTAGTTCAGTGCCACGCTTTTTTAACTGATAAGCATACTCATCTGCTACACCAGCTTGATCTACTGCACGGCGTGTTCCTGATACAGCAATTGTTTTACCGTTAATTTGAGTATAGTTACCCAAACGTGTACGGTTAGGACCGCTTTCAGCAAACTTGTTGCCTACTGCAGGGGTTCCAGTACCGCCACCAGCAGCTGGTTGAATATAGTCAGTTCCTTCACCAATCCGAGAATCGCCGGGAACTTCTAGTTGATCAGTTTGCCACTCATGGTAGATAGCTGTAGCTTTTGCTTTACCAATAGAAGAAGTAAAAGGGGTTTCGTCACGAGTAATCATCGTGATAAAATTGGCTAGATCTTCACGCTGTGATACATCTTTGCCTGTTCCGCGAGCTGGTCCACCGGGACCACCAGTGCCGCGAACACCGAGTATATTAGTCATATTAATTATACCTCCGAGGTATTATAAGTTTAATGAGCGATTTGCCATACTCCTCAGAAATGCCATTTGATCTTCGTTACTTGAATCTTCGCTAAGCCCCCGTTGCCTTACTCGTTCAGCCTCATCTACTTGTTTTTGAGTACGAGTTTTAGCTTTTTTAATAGGCGCTTTTTTCACAGTAGTTGTTTTACGTTTTGCTTGACCTTTAGTTACGCCTTGTTTTAAACGTCTATAGTCATCAACAAACTTAACAATAGAAGGGTCTACAACGGTGTCTAATAGCTCACCTGAAATTCCTTCTCCTTCTGCAAATTCTCTAATAGCCAACGCTGTTTCCTCATTAAAATCAGGAATTATTGTTGGTATTACTTCTTGAAAATGATTTAATTGTTCTTGCCAAGCTTTAGCAGTTTGTTCTTCAGCTTGTTTTTGAACTGCATCAACCATTCCTTCGCGTTGATTACGTGCTTCCCAATATTGTTTTTGAACTTGTTCACGTTTGTCTTTAAGTTCATTAACTTCGTAGGTATCGCCTTCGTCACGAGCTGTTTGAATTTTAGCTTCAATATCATGGTATTCCTTTGAATATGATTGTTCAGCACTGTAAAGAATTGCAGCAGATGCTTGTGACATTGCTTGAATTTGTTCAGCTTTATCATTATACTCTGCCTCCATTTCTTTTCGTGCGTCACCAAGTTCACGACCCTTGTTAGAAAGATGTTGTTCAGTAGAGTAACCTTTTATAAGGTCACTAAAGGAAACAGCAACTTCTTCGCCATCAATTTTAACGAGTACTTGTGCTTCCAAGTCAAGATCATCAGTAGTGTACACATCGGCTTCTTGGGTAGACTCGTCATCCGCATCCGTTGTTTCTTCTTCATCAGTCTCTACTTCGTCTTCATCATCTACGTTATCGGCTTCGTCTAATGTATCTGGGTCTTCTTCATCAGAGTCTTCCGCGTCTAACTGTGGTACTTGCTCATCGGGTAGAGTATCAACGAAATCAGAATTTCGAATGATGTCAGCCAGCAATGCCTCTTCAGTTTGACTTTGTTCCATTGCATTAGAATCATCCAATTGGGTAGAGTCTTGTTGTGCTTCTGGATTATCCATTTACTTTACCTCCTTTTTAGGAGTAGGGATATTTTTAAGATACCTTTCTTTTAAACTATGTAAGTTCATAAGTGTATCTGAATTTAATTTTGCTTTACCTGCACTGCGCATTGCGTCATATTCAAGAGTATTAATCATTGAATCGCAATTATCAACTAGCGCTTGATAATTAATTTCTTTTTTCATCGTTGTCCTCCATTAAATGTGGGATATTTTTC